TTCAGGAGAATTAAAAACTCACGTTGAGAATAGAGTTAAGCAGATTTATCCTAAAACCTATGGATCATTCTCAATAGCAGATTTAAACCTTACAAAGAAAGTTACAGATAGGCTTTCCAGAGCATATAAACAACCTCCATTAAGAGAACTTGGAACTGATGCTGAAACAGAGGAATACTCTGAGTTAATGCAACATGTTGATGCAGCAGAGGCATGGCAAACTTTTGATGTTTATTACAACTTACATCGCTATGCTTGCATGTGGTTTAGTTTTGTAGAAATCAATGGAGAGCAAGAAATTGTATTAAGACCTCTTGCACCATTTCAATTTTCAAGAATTACTAATGATATTGGTGAAACTAAAGTTTTTGCTGTTAATTTTCCAAGTAGCGATCTTTATAGTTCAAATGATACAGATGGGCGAAATGCTTTAATTCAAGATTCTCAACAAGATACAGGGCGTAAAAGATATGCTCTTTGGACTGATGAAATGCACGTTGTTGTAACTTGTGAATTTGCAAAAGGTGGCGCTTTAAATATTTATTATGAGCCAATTGAGGGTAATGAAAAGTCTGTAAATGATCTTGGTATGATTCCAGCTTGTTTTGCACAGCAGGGCGATAATGCAGCACTACCAATATCAAATCCAATTACAAATCAAACTGTTGAATTTAATCAGCAATATTCTGTTATGCTTACAGGGGCATCTTTACAAACTTTTGGTCATTTAGTTTTATCTCATCCATCAGATCAACCAATGCCAAATGAAATTTATAACAGCTTATTCACTTATTCTAAATTGCCACAGGTTGAGGGGAATATTCCAACAACATTAGATTATCTTAATCCAAGCCCTAATTTAGACAGCCAATTACAAGTATTACAAAACTATGGACACCAAATTATAAGCGAGCATTTAGGCGATGGTGCAAAAGCTGTTACCGGATCAGATAATTTTACATCTGGTTTAGATAGAATGATTTCGATGAGTGACATAACAAGCACGATAGAAAGCAACCAACAAGTTTATGCTAAATGTGAAAACATACTTTATGGAATTATAAAATCATTTTATGATGTTAAAGATCGCCAAAAATTCAGAAGTGAAAGCATTGCCATCAAATACAGTAAAGCAAAGCCGATTGAATCAGAGGCAGAAATCTTAGCTAACATTGAAAAGAAATTATCAATCGGATTGATTGAAAAGTATGAGGCATTAATGATGCTTGATCCAAACATAACATCAGAAATTGCAAAGCAGAAAATTGATGCAATAAATGTTGAGCGAAAAGAAAGCATGAACAGCATGTTTGGAGCTGACGAGGATTTTGATGCCGATAAAGAAGAATAAAATAAGCTATACACTTGATCTGAGTGAACAACTCACAAAGATTAAGCCATCAAAGCGAAAAGCTGTGAGCGAGCTTATAGGACTTACTATTGTTGATTCTATTGAGGAGTATACAGCAAAGGGCGTTTCTCCAGTTTCAAAAGGCTCATATAAGAAATCTTTATCCAAAGAATATGCAAAGAAAACAGGCAAGAAAACAGCAAATCTATATGAATCTGGAGATATGTTTGGAGATATGAGAGTTGATAGTTTTAAAGATAAAGTAACAATCAAAATTACAAACAAAAAAGAAAAGCTTGTTTCATATAATCATAATGTTGGTGATACTTTACCAGTTAGAAAGTTTTTGCCTAATGATGAGCATAATGAAGTTTTTAAAAGAAGTATAACTAAGAAAATAAAAGATATAATCAAGGATGCTGAATAATGGCGAGCGGTGAAATTATTGTTGAGTTAGATTTAAAAAATTACGAATGGGCAATGGACGTTGCCAAAGACAATAAGAAGCTAAGAAGTGCAATTGATTACGCACGTGACTATTTCCATTTGCCAAAAGATGTTTACGATAAATTTAATAGCGCTTATCCTAGGATTGATACAGATGCCAGTGAAGATTAACGGATTATTGAAATTAGAAAAGAAACTCACTAAGCTTTTACCAAAGGCAAATAGTAACTTTGCAAAAGAAATGAAGCGATCAATTGTTGATGTAATTGTCGAAAAGATTGTATCTGGAGTATCTCCAGTAAAAGGTCAAAATAGATACAAGCAATATTCAGAATCTTATTCAAAAGTGAAAGGGCGAAAAGCTCCAGTTGACTTGGTTGATACTGGAAACATGTTAAATAATATGGTTGCTAAACAGACAAAAAGCAATTCAATTATTGTCGAATTTAAAGGGCCAGCAAAGAAAATTGCATCTTATCATCAAAATGGAACAGGAAAAATGCCTCAAAGAAAAATGTTACCAGTAGGGCGAGAAGTGTTTAAAAGTGACATTATGAAGAAAATTGTTAAGATTTTAGAGGATGCAGTTAGCAAAGCATTAAAGTAATTTTACAAATCATGGGAATCAACCCATAATTAAGGAGAAATAAAATGTCTAGTGAAAAAGAGCAAGAACTTGCAACAGAGGCGAACGCCAACAAGACAAATGCAGAGGATTATGCGAAGAAAATTGAACAATTAACATCGCAAAATGAACGATTACTGTTTGAATCTCAAAAAAACAAAACTCGTATGAGTGAAGTTGAAGAAATGAGGGCTAAACTAGAAGAAATCGAGAACAAAAAACTTGAAGAAACTGGAAATTGGCAAGAAAGGTTGAGACTAGAACAGGAAAAAACAGCAAGCTTGGATGGTATGTTAAAGAGTCAACAAGAAAAGATTCTTAAAAGTAATGTCTATAATGCTGTGCAAAGAGTAGCAAAGGACGCATTTGACGTTAATGATCTTTTAGCTCAATCAAATTATGTAAAGATGATTGAAGTAAATGAAGAAACATTGGAGCCAATTGCAGAATCCGTTGAGAAATTTGTTTCTTCATTAAAATCCGATAAAGCTTATTTCTTTAAGGGTAACAAGGTTGCATCTATGGCCGATTCAAGGGCTGTAATAGATAAACCACTAACAAAAAACTTTGCTCAAATGACTGAGCAAGAAAAAAAAGAGGCTATGAGCAATCAAATTGCAGTAGCACTTAAAAGGAATTAAAAATGGCTGATACATTAATGGGCGTAACTGAAACAAGTGCTGCGGCGTTAGCAAATATTTCAAACATGGCTCAACTTTATTTACAACAAGCATCTAAATTAATACCAACAGTAAGTGATTTTTCTCATTTAGCTGTTAAAGGTTCAAGCTCAATTAAACTGCCTAGAAGTGGTGGTTTTACTGTTGGTGCCAAAGGTGAAAACGTGGCTGTTGATGCTCAAGCATTAACTTATGCTGCTGATACAATTTCACTAGATCAACATAGAGTTATTCAATTTTTACTAGAAGATATTGCAGATGAGCAAGCAATGATCTCTGTTGTTCAAGATTCTTTAATGAAAGCTGCTGCGGATATGGCATTTGATATTGATAAACTTATCAAAGCTGAATTTGACAACGCATCTGCATCTGCTCCAGATCATGTTATTCAATATACTGATGCAACCAATGAAGATATTGAGCTTGCAGATGTTCTTGCAATGAGAAAACTTTTAATAGATCAAAATATTGATCCAAGACAATGTTTTATCGGTGTTGGTTCAGCTCAAGAGAAAAATATGTTAAATATAGATAACATGATTTCAGCAGAAAAATATGGATCGAACTCTCCAATTTTAAATGGGGAAATTGGCCAAATTTACGGAATGAAAGTAATTGTTTCTAACGTATTTGATTCGACTGATTCTTATGCTTGGCATCCATCAAGCGTTGGATTTGCTTTTCAACAAGGTGTTAGAACTCAATCTCTTTATGATCTTGCTAACCTTGCAACTAGATATTCTCTTGATTATCTTGCAGGATTTGAAGTTCTTGATTCTGGAAAAAGAGTTGTTAAGATTGAAGAAACTCCATAAGAGTATTTTTAAAATAATTGAGGGGGCAGCGATGCCCTCTTTTTGTAAAGGTTTATAATGATTTTTAGCTACAGTTATTTAGAGGCAAAAAACGAAAAGGCATTACAAAAAAAGTTAGTAGAAC